CTTGAGGTATCGTGTTGCACAACCTAGCGTCACCAAGAATGAACATGGGTCTTTCAAGAATGGACGCATCACATCGGTAAGGTACTATGAATCTTAAAATTCTGACACAGAAAGAATTTGAAGCAGAGATTAAAAAAATTCAGAAAGACAAATACCCAATCACAATGATTGATGCTGTTTTAGAATTTTGTTCAGAGAGAAATCTTGAAGTTGAAACTGCGGCATCTTTAATCACACCTCGAATGAAATCTGCTATTGAAGGTGAGGCTATGAAATTAAAGATGATTGCACAAAAAGCTAGATTATCATTTGAGGAAGACTGATTGATGAAAATGGATGCTATAGACGCATACAAAGTTTATTTGGGAGTTAAGAATCACTTCACACAAGACAGTTACGATTGGTTCAAGTACAACAAGAAAGTCAATGTCACATACGATTCTTTTTTGAAACGTAAAGACAAAATCTTTTTTGCTAAACTAGGCAATCGTAAAGACGCTTACTTAGAAGAATTTTTAGTTTCTAACTTTCTACATGACACAAAGATTTGGGTTGGAGAACTTCTATCTGAAGAGTGTGAAGAACGCTACAAAGAATGGAAAAGAAAACAAGAGTCTCTGACTTACGTTTTCAAAAGTGAAATTGATTTTCTATCTGGTATGTCGCCAGATGAACTCAATGCATTCTTCACAGCTAAAGATGGAGACCACCCACCAATAATTAAAAAGTATTTGCGAAAAGAAATTAGTTTAGACACATTATCTATTTTAAATTCCTTCTTGCATTTTACTAAGAGTTATGATAAAATAGTACACGATCCAATCTACAGAGAGGTAAGCAAACTGTGCAAAAAATACCAGCCCTTCTTAAAGTACGACACAGCAAGAATGAAAAAAACACTCAAAGAAGTGGTAATGAATTAGTGGCAATAGTGCGTAAACCAGCAAAGGTTTGTGCATTGTTAGCCAGTAATGAAGAACGTAATATGCTATATAATATAGTAGATTATGAAAAACGTGGACAAGCAAAACATACATTTAATACTTAACATACAAGGAATATACTAATATGGCATCAGCATCATTCGCAGATTTGAAAAAGTCACGCACCAAAGATTTGGAAAAACTCACAGACGCAGTTTCCAAACTCACCAACAAAGAAGAAGCAAAAAAATCTTATGAAGATACTCGCTTCTGGAAACCAACAGTAGACAAAGCAGGTAATGGATTCGCAACGATTCGTTTTCTTCCCGCACCCGCAGGCGAAGATGTACCTTGGGTTCAAGTCTTCAATCATTCATTCCAAGGTCCTGGTGGATGGTACATTGAAAACTCTCTGACTACTATCGGTAAGAAAGATCCAGTTTCAGAACACAATACTGTTCTTTGGAACTCTGGCTCTGACGCAAATAAAGATATTGCACGTAAGCAAAAGCGTAAGTTGCAGTATGTCGCAAACGTTTACATCGTTAAGGATCCTGCAAATCCTGACAATGACGGAACAGTTAAATTGTACAAATTCGGTAAGAAGATTTTCGACAAGTTGAATGACTTGATGAATCCTGAGTTTGAAGATGAAACTCCTGTCAACCCATTCGACCTTTGGGAAGGTGCGAACTTCAAGTTGAAGATTCGTAAAGTTGAAGGTTATCAGAACTATGATAAGTCTGAGTTTGAATCACCAGCACCTTTGTCGCAAGATGAAGATGACTTGGAACGTATTTGGAAACAAGAACACAGCTTGTCTGAATTCTTGAGTGAAAAGAATTTCAAGACTTATGATGAATTGAAAGCACGTTTGAACAAAGTGCTTGGTCTTGAAGATGGTACTGCTGGAGAGAATTTCTATTCTACTAAGCCTAATGTACCAGTTACAGCTTCATCGAAACCTGAAACAACAACTAAAGCAAAGGCTACAGTTGCTGATTCAGTAGATGATGATGACGATATCAGTTATTTCGAGAAACTCGCAGAAGACTGATTGATTTAATCTCCTTTGGTTGTTTTAGGGAAGCAGAAATGCTTCCCTTTTTTTTTATCCACCGCCAGGAGGAAGCTGAGTTGAAATACCAGAACTTCTTAGCAAATCTCCATGAGGATTTGATCCTCTGCTGATATTAGTAACACTAGTTCTTGTTGAATTGTCTACAACGTTTCCGCTATTAGAAACAACAGTTGAACCAGCACCTGATGTAGTTACTGTTCCATTTGGATTGATTACTAGTCCAGAACCTGCTACAGCAGTAGGTGCGGCAGTCACAAGATTTGCAGGATTTGTAGCACTTGAAGTAAAGTCTGATGGATCAAGCACACCAGAATTATTCAAGTCGTATACAGGTCGTCCTTGTTCATCAAGCATGATTGCTTGTTGGTCGAAAATTGCTCTTTTAACCATTCCGCCTTCATTATCACTCACTTCTTCATATCCAAGAATAGGTCTGTTGACAAATGCTTTGTCTTTTGCGCTATAAATTTGATTAGTGATATTCCCTTCAGCATCAACATTCATTCCAGTATTTGCTCTAGATATTGCAATCAGATTTTCAATACGTGCAGATTCTGCAACATTTTCGGCATAGATGCCTTTTTCAAGTCCAGGCGCAAGGTCCTTTTTAATACTAGGTAACAAACCTTTTGCAATTGCATCATATGATGTGCCTTGAAGTTTTCTTGCGGTTTCATCAATCTTTGCAGTTTCTGCGGCATATGCTTCATTGAATTTTGCTTGAATAGCTTTAACAATTTTTGATGCAACAGAGCCTGTGTTAATTTTAGAAACTTCGCCAAAACGTTCTAAGTATTGAGACTCGCTTCTCTTACCTTTAGGATCACCCGTACCAACAGCAATGAACGTATCTGTTTTGTGTACACCAAAAGTGACATAATCATATGGTGATGTTTTTCCTGTAGCAACCATCATAGCTTTTGTCGCATTGAATGCAACTCTTGCTAATTCATCTGCAATTGTTTTCCATCCAGAAGGAATATACGTTTCATCTTGAAGATGTGTAGTTCCTGTTGCGTTTGGATTGTTGTTACCATTTACGTATATACTTCTTTCAATCTTAGGATCAGGCTCATAATCATCACCACCAAAGATAGAATCCAATATTGCGATAACAGCAATAGCCGCTAATACATATGGTGCGGCAGCGGCTGCCGATGCTAAGAATCCTTCACCAGCGGCGGCCGCCACGGCAGTACCTTCGGCCGCAGTTGCGGCAGTTGCGACTTCTGCTCCTACTGCGGCTTCACCAAATGCGCCAAATTGAGTTGCTGTAGGTGCGAATGATGAATATGCGGCCGCATTTGTCGTGTATGTTGAACCACCAAGCCATGTTGGTAGCGCACTAGTAACTGTACTGCCGATTGATGCTCCAAGTTCCGTTCCCATGAATGCATCAAACGCTTTACCACCAACAAAACTAATTCCTTTACTGATTGCGGCTGAAGCAAGCATAGCCATGTATGGATTTTTAATACCCATAGCTTGAACTGCTTTTTGTGTGAGTGCCATCTGTCCAAAGCCAAGTGCCATGTTGCCGAGTTGACCCAGTGCGGTACCGCCATTAAAGAATCCTCCACCTCCAAATGCACCGCCTGGATTTGTTCCGCTTCCAGCAACACCTCTTTGTAGAAGTTGATTAGTTAATTCTTGTTGACGAATGCTTTCATAGTCACGATATGCTTGTTGTGCGTTATATCTGTCTAACTCTTCTTGAGACTTTTTATTAAACGCAGTTTGATCTTCCCAATTTGGATCATAAATTGTAAGACCTTTTCCATTACCAGTGTTCTGAACATCTGGTGCATTTCTGTATCCAGATGCGCCAGGTGGCAAGTATTGTCCGTATGGTCCATAAGGATTATACTGTCCATAACTTGCTCTGTATGCACCTCCAGTATCCATTCCTCCCGCACCAACGTCCATGATACGTCCATACGCATCACGTTGAGTTCCGCCATATACATCTGCGCCCGATAAAACGTAACCACCACGCCCACCATTTAATCGTGGGTCGAAAATTCTTGTTGGTCTTGCATTAGGATCACCCATGTATTGATTGAGTGGGTCTGATATAGCCGCACCAAGCGTATCTGCAATGTATTGTGCGCCTTGCATAGGATTCTGAAATCCAAACTTAGCAAACATTGTCTCAACGCCAGTTGCTTGTCCAGTCGCACCATAAAGCAATTGTTCAAATGCTAACTTTTTCTTTCCTGCGGCTAGATTACCCAACACCTGACCAGATAGAATGTTGCTTGCATTCGCATCCATTCCACCGATGCCACCAAAGATTGCACGACCTGCGGCTCTAGCACCAACTTCAAGATAGCCTTTAGCCATGTTGCTAAAGACTGGTGCGAACATCGGACCATATTGTTTACCTAATACATCAGTAAACAAACTGTTCATTCTTCTATCTAGGTTCAGAATTCTACCTAGTTGCTGACCTCTGTACATTTGTCCCATTGCGGCCGCTTGTGAAACACCAACGCCTTTAGGGAACAATGCTTGTCTTAACGCAAGAGTAATCGCCCTTGT